TTTGAATTGCTCTAATGGCACTGTTGCATTGGCGAACATTTCATCAATAGATTGTTCTAATGCCGTTTTAGTTTGCGCCCCCATATCATGTATGGCAGATACAACGGCGGGCGTTCCCGCAACAAACCCGTCCGCCATTTCTTGCAATACTTTAGCGGCTTCTTCACCAACTATTTCAGCTAAATCATTATCTTCAAACGCATCTGCAATAGCATTTATTAGCGTTGCGGCTGCTTGCTTCATTTCATCTTGGCGGCCCGAAAACTCTTTCGTTACTTCATCCGCTGCTTGTTTCGCGCCCTCTTTCCATAAGTTTTGAAGGCGTGTAAAGTCCGTTTGACTTGCGTTCGCTATTTCTGCGATTAAACCCGACTGTTCAACGCCAAGCCCGCGTAAATATTCAAGGAAGTCAACATCTGCGCCCTTTTTGGCAATTAACGCAAGATTGTTAGTCCAGTTAGCAAATGCCTCTTGATTAGCGCGTAAATTTTCCTCAAATTTTGTGAAACCTAATTCAGTTTTCGTATTGACTTTACTAATACCGTTTTGCGTTATATCAGAATATTTGTTATAAGCGGATTCCATCTCTTTAGCTAAATTATCATATGCAGCAATTAAATCTTGCGCTTCCTGTTTGAATGCTTTAGCTAATGCTTCGCGTGCAGCGTTTGCAGCTGCAAACGCTTCTTCAGCCGCTTTAACAGCGGCTATGCGCCGCGCTGCCGCGTCCTCTTCTGTATCGGCTAATTCATTGGCTGCATCACCCATATTTGCAGCGGCTTCGAGTATTCGTGCTTCATATTCAGATATTGCATTAGTATATTCATCTTGTCGCGCTGTTGCTTCTTCTAATGCATATCCAGCGTCCCAAATTCCTTGTAATAATAAATCCTCCGCAAGAGAGGCGTCTTTTACTGCTTCCCTTGCATTAATTAATTCATCTGAATATGCTTTTAACTTATTATTAGCTTCATTACGAGCTTCCGTTGTCTTAAGAGTGCCGATAAGTCCCATTGACTCATAATAATTAACTTCTTTTTGTGCTTCTTTTACTTTTTCGCGTATATCGTTGAGGTGTTGTTCGGCATCTATGCGTCTTGATTGTAAAACTTCTTGCTGTTCAAGTATATCATTATATCTTTTTGTATATACTTCAACATCTTGAATAGCTTGCGCTTGTTTAACATACAACTCAATAGCATCAGTACTTTTATTTAATGAACCCGTTACTTTATCGTAACTCAATGCCAATTCTGGTGCGGCTTCATTTAATCGTCTTATTGCATTTTCTAATTGCACTTGCTCTGTTGCTGTTAATTCCGACTGATTGCCTAATCGAGATACAGTATCAATTAGATTTAAAACGTTAGTATTAGTTTCTTCTATACCTTTTATTTCTGCTTGAAATTCTATATGCGATTTATTTATATCGTCAATTGCTTTTTTTAAGTTATTAATATCTGTAATAGCTTCACTTAATTCTTCCCTAACTGCCGCTTTTACAGATTCAAAATCCTGTTTTGCTTTTATAGCAAATGCCGCTATAACAGCCGCTAACGCTCCGATAACCGCAATTGTAGCAGTTATTGGATTAGATAATGCCGCAACTGTTTTACCAATAGACGATATAGTATCAGAAATAGCCATGACGGCCTTCCATGCAATAAAAGCCGCTATAACTTTTTCAACAATAGATATAATTTGAGGTAAATTATTGATAAGCCTCGTTATGCCATCAACAACTTTAGGAAGCGCGTCAACTGCCCAATCAGCAAACTTTTGCACTAAATCAGCAACAGCGTTACCCATTTCCTTTAACGCTGATTGCATTTGTGGAGAGGCGAATATCTCTTGTAGTTTTTGCCCTGCGTCTGAGGCTATCTGTACAATACGCCTTAATGGCTCGTCAAGCGCATCGAATATGGTTATCTTTAGATTATCGAAAACGCCGTTTAATTTAGCTAAATCACCTGCTAAATTGTCAAGCGCAATATCTGACATGCGTTGCGCCGCGCCGCTTGCATTATTAATAGAATCAGCAAGCGCATCGAATTCATCCTGTGATAAATCCACAATAGCAAGCAATCCAGACATTGCATTTTGTCCACCGATTGCTGCCGCCGCGTTTACTTTTTGCTCCTCTGTCAAATCAGCAAAGGCATACCGTAAATCAGCCATTAACTCATTCAACGGTTTAACATTACCAGCAGAATCAAGTATACTAATACCTAAATCAGACATAGCTTTTGATACTGATTTGGTTGGAGCTGATAGTCTTGTCATTATTGTGCGCAACGACGTACCGGCTTGCGAGCCTTTTATGCCAGCGTTTGCCATTGCGGCGATAGCTATACCAACGTCTTCAATCGAATATCCCAAAGAACCGGCAACAGGCGCAACATACTTCATCGTTTCGCCTATTTGGTTTATTTCAACGTTTGCAACGCTTGTTATCATTGCAAGCGTATCAACAAAGCGCGTTGTCTCTTGCAAATATCCGTTTGTATCTTCCGCGCCCATTTTCATGGACATCATACCGTCTGCTACAATTTCAGCCGCACGTCCGAGGTCTATATATCCAGTAGTTGCAAGATTTGCAACAGCTTCCATTGAACCTAACATACGCGATGCATCTTCGCCTGCAACAGCAAAATATTTCATTGCATCCGCTGCTTCTGTAGCTGAAAAACGAGTATTTGCGCCCAACCCTTTTGCGGATTCGGCCAATTGATCCATTTCTTTTGCGCTTAAGCCGGTTATTGATTGTATTTGCGATAGTTTAGCTTGGAATTCGGAGCCTGTTTTTACAACCTCTTTTAACGCATTAGCAAGGTTAGTACCAATACTCTGTATTAAACTTGAAGCTAGATTACCTAACGTAACTGCCCCCGCGCTAAAACCAGACGTATCAAGTTTACTTGCAATCTCTACAAATCCATCCGCCAAACTATCACCACCATTTATCTAAAACATAGCCTTAAACGCATTAATGAGTTGTTTTTCAACACTCAACCCTGTGCTATCAGAAGGCAATGCGTATCTATTCTTTAATTTTTGTAATCTTTTCTTTTCTTCTTTGTTTTTTATCTTACCTAAGTCTACACTTCGATAACCCATTATCTTTACAAGTTCAATATCATCATTTAGCCCTGCTATCATATAGTTAAACTTATACCAGTGAATATCACGTGTACTAGTTAAATCAATCTTATATTGCGATAGTAAAGCTGAATATATGTAACCTGAATCATATTCATAGTCTAAAACCCTTGGTTTGTTTTTATCTTGCGTTTCATTTATCGGTATTTTACCATTCGTATAAAAGTCAACTGCCGCTTGAAACGCTGCCGATATATTACGCGGTATTTTATCACGTTCGTATACTAGTAAAAGTATATCTATAAACTTATCATTGTCTTTCTTCGTTTTATCACGTACAATATTTTCAAACTTTATCCATGTTATATAATCGGTCTTTATATCATAACTATTGCCGTCTACATTAACAGTAGACGGCAATTCTTCCATAATAAGGTTCACAGCGCATTGACAATCCTTTCGCTATTTGCGGCTTTATCAGTTATTATTGATATAAGGTCTTTATACGCTAACATTAATTTTCTAGCATTCAACCTTTGGTCAATGAGTTTCAATGCCGCACCTTCGCCAAAAAGGCCATCGAAAAAGTTCACAAATAAATCCGCTATAATGCGCATTGTTCTAAAGCCGTCTTTTATGCCTTCAATAGCTTTAGGCAAATCGATAATAGTCTGATTGAGTTCGGAAAATTTCTCGATGAACTCAATATCGCATACATCAACCGCGAATGATTGCCCATTGTATTCCCACGTTGCGGCATCAATTGCTTGCATTGATTTATCAAAGTTATCCATTGCTACAGTATTATCAAGCGAAAAATTTATTGCTTCCATCTAAAATCCTTTCTATAATCAATTAAGGAGCTGGTATAAATGTTTGAGTATCACGGTTAAATGTGCCAAATTCTGTTTCTCCTGCACTTTGGAATGCGCCATTCATTAACAAAGCTTCAACGCCGCTGCTCATACCTTCTGGCACTATCGTCCAGTCTCGTTTACGTGCAGGTGCTACATTTGGCCCTATTCCATCCCACTCATAAGCATCAACAATAACAATTTGACACAATGCATCTGTGCCGAGTTTTTCTTGCTTAATTACATCAAGGATTTTCTCCATTACTGGATTATTAGTGTAAATATTTGCGTCGAACCCAATTTCCGGTGAATACCCTACTAGATAATTACGTTCATTCTTATCGCTTATATATTTTACTGTGTACGTCTGTCCGTTGAATGAAACTCCCGCTTCTGTGAAACCTTCACCAATGCGCGTCCAAACAGGCGTAGAAGTTGTACCAGTATTCATGTACAATTCTTCTTCATAGCGCATTACCATTCTAGAATCAGCCATTTTTACCCCTTCTTCTCATTGTATTTTAGATGGAAGATTGCTTGATAATCTTCATCTCCGTTTTCGTAACCCGCCGCTATACTCGGCAGCGTATTCATGTATATTTTTAATGCCTTGCGGTTATCCCCAATATAAGGTAATTCCGTTTTTATTAGCCAGTCATTTAAGTCATATAGTAATTGTATCGCGTTAAGCCTTTTGGATGTATCTTGCGCTGCAACCCTTACATAGATTGAAAACGGAAACATGCCAATGAAAGAATCGTCAATGAATTTTTTTTCAATAATACTGCCGCTTAACGGCTGTATCATCATTGCCGTTCCTTCTTTTTCAAGCTGGTTAAGAGTTATTTGCATTGGTTTATCTTCACAACTATTCACATGTTTCCACATGTATGCAGCTATTGAATTTTGTTCCATTCGTTACTCTGTCACCACCTTTTCCGCGCCCGATACCCATTTAGGTAGATTTACGCTTTTAGCTTTTTCAAACCATTGCGCGGTTGCTTGCGGATGATACGCCTTATTAAAGTTAAACCCTGTACCATAATACAATCGTCGTGCATACGGTGTATTCCATGTTATTTCCCCAGGCTTAAGGACTTTGCCAGAACGCTCCAATTGTCCAGTCTTAAACGGTATGTATGGGCTGCAATCTTTTAATATCTCACTATCCAACCATTCATTCGCTTTGAAGAAACGTTTATCAAAACGTGCATTAAGATTATTGATATTCATTTCAAAGCGAACATTGACGGAGATCATTATGCACACACCGCCTTTATATGCTGCAGCATTTCAGTTTTAGCCATGCGGTTATCTTGCACCGTTAATATCCTGTATGTACCATAACCTTCAATTGGCGCATCGCTATATGATTCACCTAACATTATCATATCTTTACCATTAACATTCAAAGTATACAAACCTTCGTTGTCATATATGTCAAATTTATTAGGTGGTACATATTCATTATCGCCGTATGTTAACTTAGCGTGGATGTATAATGATAGATGATCTTTGCCTTCTAGTGCTCTTCCGACATATTGCTGAATTCCATCATACCTTATAGCATCAACTTTATACAATATTGTGCGTTTCCAAATTGCTGCTCCCGTTCCATCTTCACCCAAATAATTGTATATAGTTACCGTATCATTACCAGTTAGCATCTCACGCCTCCACAAATGGAATCGAGGCACTCAATAATCCTGTTTGCCATAAATACGGTATTACTATATTATCAATTGATTTCTGTAAAGAATTTTTCGCTTGTTGCGTTTCAGCGTATTGTATTTCGCGTTGTTCGATTTTTTCGCGAACTACCTGCCCAATTAATTTACCACTTGAATCCGTATTATTAAATAAAAATTCACTTATCGCGCAAGCCGCGTCTTTAATATTATTATTCAGTTCATAGCAACTGTTCGGCATTAAATGGCGCGGCTCTATTCTGCCAAACGTAAGCCGGTTAAGCTCTAAACTTGCGCGATAAGCAAAAGTATCAAATTGGGCTTCTGGTACTACCGTACCGCCGAAAACGGTTAAATAATACGTATAATCTACAAGTCTACGCATCTGGTTTGGCTCGCTTCGTGTATTTCCGTTTAACGGCATTTGCGGGCGTTTCTAGCGTTTCATCCGTGCCAAGCTGATTAAATACATGCGCCTTCCGAAACAACCCTACAACAGGCTTAAAACGCTCAGGATTACGCCCCCAATTGTCTGTTACGAGTTCATCATCCGATTTTAATGTACATTTCGTAATTTTGTCAATTACTACCATGTGGGATTTCCTCCCCCTTTTTACCTTACTCTTCTTCCTCTTCCTCTTCTTCAATGTATGCTATCAAATCCGGTGTTACTGCTTTAACGCCATAACTATAGAACAGCGATACAGCATATGCATTCGACAACGGTATTTTTTCCGGCTGATATGTGCGCGGTAATACAGGTTGCGCAACACTGCCGTCTACCATAGCTATAGCATCAATTCCTGCCGGTAGGTATACGCTTGAAAACACACGCACGCCATGGAATGCCGCAATTGATTCAACATTTGTTTGAATATGAGCATTACCGACACCAACATCGAGGAAATTCCTCATTTTTCCGTACATCGCCGTGCTCATGACTATGCTAATCATATCGCGGTCAACGCCGTCAACATAATCATTATGCGTTGTTTCAATAACTTGTATTAAATCCTCAATGATTTCATTTGCATCTGTTGCAGTGGGAACGACTGCAGTTCCACCTGCTACCGCCTCCGTAAAAAACGAGCGTTCAAGTTCACGTATTAGGCTCTTAGCGTGATTTTGTGAGCGTCGCGTAAGCAGTCCATCAATCCCATACAATAGGGTGTCTTTTTCTTCAATTTCCTCGACGATTTCACGGTCGCGGTCAATCTGTACTACAACAGGCTTTGCTTTCATAAATTCGCCTTTACCTGCCGCACGCGCCGTGCCGTAACTTAATGACGTTGCATTCGCAAATCTTTTAACCTCGACGCTACCGCTTGTAGGAAGTCCACTTAAATCACGATTCTTGAGAATGGAGCTGATAGTACCCTTCTCCACATTTTCTATCACCTGGCCGTAGAGTTCCTGTAGTAAATCTTTTCCCGCTGGGTCCATTAAAATAGATAACGATGGTATTCTGGTTGAAGTTGCCATTTTTCATCATTCCTTTTTTTAAATTACCTCTGGAGGTGTATACCGTTTTTTCGTTTCCGATTCCGTTTTTGTTGTGCCAGTACTGAATTTAGGCACATCTTTCTTGGGGATAGGGTATTCCTCAATCGTCTTTTTCATTTTTTCATCGAATGATTCTTCGCCGTCTCGCGCATCCGCGAGCCTAATATACCATTCAATCTTTTCCACTGGAACGCCGCTTGAGATTGCGCTCATTCTTTTTTCGTATGTTTGTACTTTGCCGCGTTCAACATTTAACGCCTCAGCTATCTCTTTTAATTGGTCTTGCAATCGTTGAGATTCTGTTTTTTGCGCATCCTGCCATTGCTTAAAAGCTGTAGTTTGCGCTGCAACGTCTTTTAATTGCTCTTTCGAGAATCCAAGCTCTTTCATAATTGCAGCTTGGCCTGCCGCAAACTGCGAAGAAGCCATCTTGTTAAAGTCATCTGTTGAATAGGTTTTACCTTGTTTCGGTTGCGTTTGTTCGCTTATCTGCTCTGTAGTAGCAGTCCCTTTTATCTCTGCATTGTCCGTCGCAGTTACGGGCATATTTGTATTATCTTCCATGTATAATCCCTTTCGATTTATCTCTAATTTTATTTAACGTCCACAATGAGTAAACGGACATGTCATTATTCCGCGTCAGCTGCTTTTCCGTCATCCATATCATCAAATGTATCGGCTTCCGTTAAATCCGAAGTTGTTTCAAACGACAAATCGACTGATACTTCACCGCAAAACCAGTTTATATTGAGTTCGGTTACGCATTGGATTTCCACGCCATCGATGAATAAATGACCGCCTTTTACCTGAATTTTGTTTTTACAATCCATGTTTATCCTCCAATTTATTATTATCGCGCCCGCCTTGCGCGTTGCGCTAAACTTTGTCCAAATCCTGATACTTGTGTTCTATCCGCATACGCTGGTAATCCAGTTTGTTCCAGTAGGCTTTTTAATTCATCATTACTTTTATTTAACCTTCTCGCATAATCATCAAACCAATCTTTTACTATCTTTTTATCTTCATCTGTTTTAGCGAATTTAGCAAGCTCATCCGCTGCCATTAACTGCCGTTTTGCATCCCTTATACCGCGTTCAATTGCCCGTTGTTCTTGCGTAGCTTCATACAATGGTATTCTTTCGCCGTCATAAGATACTTCCGCGTCCATTAATTCCCGTAATTGTGTATCTGTGTAATTCCTTGTGGAAACGCCTTCAATGTAAGGATAAAATGTATGACGGCAGTTTATACCGCATAATCCAGTTATTTCACCATAGCCCGTTGCGTCTTCCAGCTTTTCATAGCCTTCCGTTTTGCCGGATATGCTATAAACGCCGCCCTGCCAAACGGCATGTGTAGGACGTGCGCCCGCATGTGCGCTTACTTCGACTAAATCAGTTCCTAACTCTTCTGCTGATTCTAATTGTAATGCGCCTGCCGCTTGCGCTAGATTCGTTAATACATTTCGCCGTACAGCTACATCTATTGGGTCACGCCTCACACCTTTCCTTGTATAAGTCGCTGTATGCACGTCTTGGCTCGTTAAATCACTTACTGCCTCTTTAATGGCTTGCATATAGCTTTTTTCACCGCTTTGCGTTTGCTGAAACGCTCTTAATGATAAATCAAAGTACGATTGCGGCATGTTTGTTGCAGTCGAACGCATAATCACATCAAAAGCAGTTTCAGTATTGAATATCTTTTCTTCAATTACACCCATTTTTAATCAACTAGCAAACTTTCTCTTTGTTCATTTATCCGCTTTTTCATATCAACATAGACTTCATACAATTTACTATGTATATCCCTTTTCATTTTGCTATATTCAGCAAAAATAATATTAGATACTTCAACCATAGTTTCAGCTATATTAATAGGTTCTGTTGCATTTAATCCTGATTCAGCCATTTTATTAGTAAGTTTTATTAGTATGTTGGATTCGATTTCAAGGAAAATAGATACTATAGCATCTGAATATTGAGACAATAATTCAGGTGTAACCATCTTTTACTCCTCTTGTATTGTAATTACTGGTTCTTTTGTGTTTATCTTATCAATGGCTTCCTCAATGCTTTCGCCAAAATACCACGCTCTAAATTCTTCCGGTGTTATAATCCCTCTATCTAGTAGACTTATTCTTTCTTGGAATTGAGAATCCCTATCACTCACGACAGAATCATCAAAATCGAATGATATTGTGTAATCCGACGGGAATATACCACCATCTAATAGCGATGCCAATATATCCATTGACTTTACTAAATCAGTTAAAGCGTTTTCAATCATTTTTTGCATATCAAGGGCTACCGCATATGTACGCTGCCTCATTACACGCAATTCGGTTGCTGTACGCGCCGCTACTGCTCTACCCTCTGGCGAACTCGACAACGTTCCCCTTGATAGATTGCATGTATCTTCTATATGCCGCAATATTTCATCAAGCGCATTAATTTGCGATTGTTCTCTGAATTCCGGACTCCATTCCTTAAAAAAAGTTTCGTCTGTCGGCATATTTATTTCCCGATACAAACGTTTAAATGGTAGTA